GTAGCATTTGGTATCTTCATTCTTGAAAATATATTTATATCTTTCATGTCATTTGCATTAGATTGAGTAATTTTTGGATTATTTATTAATGTTACAACATCTGGAATGGAACATAATTTATTCATTATTTTGTTCTTATAAGTTATAACATCCGATATTACCATGCTCCACCTCCTACATCATTATTAAAACATCTGTATATCCACTATATAGCTCATCAGCAGTAGTACAAATAACTCTTAAAGTATGACCTATGTAATCATAATTCTCTACAACTTTAATTTTGCATAAGTTACCATCGTAAGTGATAGTAAAATCAGTTGGTGACATACCTCCATAATCAAAAGTCCATACTGGTATAGCAGTAAACTCTACCACTGTTCCTATGTTGTCTTTAAGTATTGGCGTGAACGTTCTAAATATTGAACTTCCAGCAATTAAATCTCCAGTTGTACTAACCGTCACCGAATATCCTTCCACTGGTGGTTTTGGATCGGTAGTAGGCTCAAAATAATTACATACTCCATTTTTATCCGTAAGTGGATTATAAGCACTATCTTGTTTCAACGTAAGTTCAATTAATCCTTTGTCACCATAATTATACGTAGTATTATTAACATTAGTAACTTCATAAGTAGTCGTCCCACTCTTATCTAAAAAGAATCTTCTTCCTACTCCGATTAATTTTGTATTATCATCAAATGGGAGTTTTATGCGGTGTACACCGTTTAGTGTTGTTATGATTTTACCCTCATCTAAGCCAGCCATAAAACTTGAATCATCAATACACGGATAGGAGAGGATAGTGCCTGTTGGCGATTGGAATTTGAGGGTGTAGTTTGTGAGTTGCATTTTACCTCTTGAATATTCTTGATTCATTAAATCTTTTTCAATTATCATCCAAGTAGTGTTATTCCACTTCACATAATCACCAAGATTAAAATCTTCAAATGGTCTAGTTTTAATTGATTTAATATAATGATTTATTGTTCTTGTAATTATTAGATCTTGGCTTATTTCATTTACCAACACATTATAACAATCAATCGTATCAGTAAATCTATTATTAATGTGATTTTTCAATTGATATAATTGTGTTTCTTTTTTATTTGAAGCCCCATATGTATTATTAATTTTTTGGAAGTATTCTATGTCAAACGCCATGTTTATACCTCCTAATATTCATATTGACTGTGATCTATAACTTTTGGCTTACCAGTTTCTCTATCTATTGACATATAATGGTCTATATTAATATTGTTTTCTAATTTGATTTTTTCAACCATTTCAGTAAATGTACGCCTCTCGTTTGCTGGACTAAACACACTTAAATCAGATGGTGTCATAGCTATTTTAAAAGCCTTTAGTAACACTAAATCTCTATCAAAATATATTTCATACATTAGACCAGCCAATAGACCAATTTCTTTATTGGTTAAATCAATGTTAAATTGTTCTAACGTTTCATCGTAATCATAAAAATTAATATCTGGTGTGCAAGTATTAGTCAACCTATCTACCGCATCTATTAAATAACCATTAGCTTGTTTTTCTGCTAAAGCAATAGCGTCAGTTGTACTAATATTATAATAACTAAAAAAATCAGCATCTTTTTCTATTCTCTTGTAAAATCGTTTGCGGATTGAATCAAATAATGTTGACATAACTCACCTCCAATATAAGTTATTTCTTAGTTGCAGGTCTACCAGCTTTTTTAGGTTCTTGTTTTACAGCAGTATCCTCTTTTACATCCACTTCTTTTTCGTTAACATTTTTTGTTTGCATAACCATCATTTGTTCCATCATTTTCTGCATTTTTTCCATTTGTTCTTGTAAAGCTAAATTTTGCTCTTTTAATGCATCAACCTCTTCATTTGTAATAGCAGTATTAGTATCTTTAGTTGATAAAAGAATATCTGTCTTAATTTGTTTATTGCATAATTCTTTATATCTAGCATTTACAATTCTTTCAACTCTTGTTGAAATATCATATTGGTTCGTATTTTTTAATGAGAAGAAAACACCTCTAACACGTTCAAATAGTTGAACATTTTTTATCTCAATTAATTTAGTAAGACCAGATAATGATGGATGTAGTATAATGTCTTCAATATCTTTATTGGTTAAAATTTCTTCCCAATCAGTAATTCTCAATGCTTCATAAACATCTTTTTCAATCTCTGTTGGGAATCTCAATGTTCCAATTTTAAAAGCATTAGAATTACTATTTAATGATTCTATTTCTGAAAATGTCAATGGTGTTATAGAAGGAGCATCGTGTTCTGCTGATTGACACAAATATTCTCTAACATGAGTTTTTATTGCCACTGGATTTTCATTATAATTTAAAACATTAATTAGTTTATTTTCATTTATTGTCATTAAATAAATCAACCTTTCATTATAATAGTGTGGTAGAGGAATTACCCCTACCACCTAAATTTATTTTACTTAAGCTGAGAATACAATTTTAGCCACATTCTCAATATTTGTTATAGCATAAGCATATGTAAAGTCTGCAATTTTAATATTAACGGCTTCTTTATTATTGTCTAATGTTTCATAAACATGTAAATCACCTTTCATATCAAGACTACCAATCTTACCAGCCACACCAAAGATTCTCTTATCAGGAATTAATAAATCACCATTACCTTGTTTTCTAGCAGATGGAATAGCAGCAATTCTCAAACCATCGAATAAATCAACTAAACCATATCTGTTAAATCTTTCCTTCATAGCATCTGACATATATTGATGATATCCATCCATTCTTGCAATTTGCTGTGCGTATTTAGTTAATCCAACAGCAACAGAATTAGTATTTCTATCATTCAAATACAGTGCTAATGCGTCCATAGCTACTTGAGTTGGGCTTGCACCAGTAACATCAATTTTCTGTTCTCCACCAGTAATAGCAGAGTCAACAGTCGCAAAAATATCATAGAATAATGCATTATAAAGTGCCTCTTTACCAAAAGTAGTAAGTTTTGCGATAGATTTAAATCCGTTCTTTCTTAAATCAACGTAAGAAATATCAGTTTCAACCTGTCTATTTCTAGTAGTAGGTTTTAATACTCCAAAGTCAATCCAACTCTTATCTACATTACCACCTTTAGCAGCTTCATAAGCAACTAAAGTATTTTTAGCTTCTTTCTGTGCTTCATAATCATCAAACTCACCAATAGAACCTCTATCAAACATTTGATCTAAGAGTTCATCTGGCGCATTATAAACTTCTTCAGTTACAGTTCTTTTGATGTAAGCAGCGATTTCATGGTCATTATCCATTCCCTTTTCGCCAATTTCTTTTGCCCAAGCATCACACACCTGTGCGATTTCTTTTTCTTCTGCTGTAAGATTTAAATTATATTCTGTTTTTTGAGCAACGTCATACATAACATTGTCTTTATTCATTAATTCAGCAATTTCAGTTCTTAACATTATTTAATTCCTCCATTTCTATTTGATTTAATTAAGCATTAGTTACGGTTTTAGCAGATACTTCTATAATTGCTAAAGTATGTCCAGCATCATCATAAGTTCCGCCATAAATGTATCTTGATGGCACACTTGTAGCAGTAGCTTTAGCAAATTTACCATCTACTCCAACCATAAGAGCATTACCAACTGCTAAACCAGTAGCTACATATTGATCAGTTGCATATCTTTCTCCAATCATAAGTGGAATTAATTTTACAGGTTCACCAGCTGCAATGTCATTAAAATCTACATCATAATCTGACATGTCGCCCTTTGCACAATTTAACCCTGTTGGAACTCTTTCTTTTGTTACTAAGAAAAATCCATCTGCCGTTGCTGCGGCTGGCATATCTGCTGTCTTGTTAACAAAATCTTTTACTACAGCCATACCTGCTTTCATTGCTACGTCTGCTTTATACATAGCATCAATATTTTTTCCTACCTGTGTTTGTAATTCTCTTAACATCTTATCTACCTCCTAAATAAGTTTTCATAATTGATTTAGTGTCTAATTCGTCTTCAACATTATTAAGATTTGTTGAAGCAATTGCATTATTTTCAGTAGATGAAACCTCTACTGTTTGATCCTTTTTATTATTCAATGATTCAATCAATCTTTCAGCAACAATAGCTTTCAAAGATTTTTCATCAAGTGAATCTACGAATGTTTTTAATTCCTCAGATGTTTCAATTTCTTCTTTTGTAATAAATCCCGTCTTAACTATTGAAGCAATTAAAGTGTTTTTCTTTTCTTCTTGCTCAGCAGTAATTCTTTCTTGTTCTGCTAACTCAAACTTTTCTTTAAATGGTATTAATTCTGCATTTTCAGTTTTAAGATTAGAAATCTCAACACTAGCTTTTACTATGGCATCATCCTTTGTGGCAATTGCAGACTCTAATTCAGCTATTTTAGTATTAATTTCCGCAACGCTAACTGTTAATTTAACATTTTCTGGTTCTGATACTGTTACAACGTCATTTTCAATTGTGTATGTAAATTTTACATAATCTAATTCACTTTCACGCTCATCTGCTTCAACCCAAACTTCATTGTTTGTTGGAATATGCATGAACACATAGCACCATTTACCAAGTTTAGTCCTGCAAGCATCTCTGATTTTCTTTCTTAAATCCCATTCTGTTAACTGTGAAATGTCAATATTATCTGGAGAGTTTTCATTAACGGAAGAAGTTGTATTTTCTTCAGTTACTTGAGACTCAGCAGTATTAATTTTTTCTTTTACTGTTTCATTAGTTTGATTTTTTTTCATTATTTCTTGGTTACCTCCTTCTGTGGCATTAATATTTAAACTCTCAGTTATATCTTGAGAGAGAGCTAACTCTAGTTCTTCATCGTGTTGCATTGATGCAATTTCAAGTAAACCACTTGATTGATACGCTGGTATTACATTTTGACCAAGTAAACAATGTCCAATAAATCTACCAACATTAATTATCTTTGTTAGTAAACCATCTACAATTCCTTGTGACCAATCTACAGTTGAAATTTCCCAACTTGTGTTAAGTGTCCCACTTTTTATCCTATTAACTATTACGTCACATGCTTTTGTAAATCGTTTCCATATTTCGCATGATGCAACAATAACTTCAGTATTATTAATTGTTTCAATCCCAACATCAAAAAAAGTACCAAAAGCCTCTGTGTCAAATTCGAGTTCTTGATACTTATTTCCTTCACTATCTACTTTTTCAATTTTCTTAACATTATGACCAGTAAAATCATAAGTTCCATCGTATTTCATTGTAATTTTTCCAACAAGCGGTTTATTTTTTAATGTTCCAACCCATTGTTCAATAGTATTTCTATTTAATGCAACTCCATTTCCATTTCTTCCAAAATCACAAATAATAAATTTTGCTATATATGAATCTGGATTTGTTTGTTCCTCGCTTAAAAATACTTGAGAACTATAAAAAGTAATATTATCCAATATTCTCACCACCTTTCATTCCAAAACAAATTCCATACTTTTCGAACACTTCATCTTCAGATATTTTCTCATCAAAAAAGACGACAGAATAATTCCCATCGTCTTGCAACTTAACAACTATGTCCTTATTGCAACAAGGACATTTAATTTTAAAATCTTTCAAATTAATCCTCCTTGCTATAATGTTTTTTGCCTATTTTCATCGTATATTTGTTTATTGTTTTCTTCACCATTTGGTCTTCCTGCTTTTTTATTTTGCAAAATAGTTCCTTTTCCAGAACTTGTATAAGCAGTTTCTCTAGCAAAGAAAATATCTTGAAGATTTTCTTCATTTTCCTTAATTCTCTTTTGTTTTTCATCTTCAATTGATAAACCAAGAATATTAAAAGCTGTTTCATAAGAAGTGTTAAATTTACAAAATAGCAATTCAGCAAGATCTTTTTTGAGTTCAAATTCAAGTTGCTCAGAATCAATAACTTGAATAGTAGGACAGTACTCTACAGGTAAATTATTATCTTGAAGTGCTTGTCTATACCATTTTCTAAGTATATCTTCTAATTGTTCAGAAATTTTATTAATCGTTCTCATTAATTGAGTAACTGAAATATTTGCAGTGGATACAGATTGTGAATTAGAATCCATTAAAAAACCTATTCCTAACGTGCTCAATACTCTAGATCTATAGTTATTTACTGTATTTGTATCTGTCAATTCAATTGTAGGTTCAACATATGTAATAGATTCAACAGTAGCAGGGGATGTTACAACAACTGTTGGTTGTTTCCATGCTGACATAAAGTTATTATGAGCATAAGCCATTTCTTCAAAACCTTTTTTGCTAAAATCCGTTCCCAAAACCTCTTTGCGTAGTTTTTGGTGAATAATCTTTTTAGCTTTAGCTTTACTGTTTACTCTATCCGCATTGTCAAAAGTCTCTAGCATTGACAATGATTCTAAAGACCTAAATACAGGAGATAATCCATATTTTCTATTTATATTACCTATACGTATTACACCTGTATATTTAATATCTAATTTTGCATATTGTTCTTTACCTACAAATGCCTTATAAACTTCATCTGGATAATTAGCTTTGACTTCTTCATCTATATTTTTAAAAAACAATGGTGCATTTTTTCTATTTTTTTTATAAATTTTTTGAAGTCTTGAACGCAATTCTTGAATATTGAACAATACTACTGGCTCACCATTTATATCATAATCAGATATTTCACATATTCCTAAAGGATAATAATCTACTACATATCCACCATTACCTTTATGCCTTAGATAAGATATATAAGTACCTTCACAGTAAGGAGTAGTAATAGCATTACGAATCAACTTTTTAATTTTGATTTCTTCATTAAAAGAATTTATAAAGTTCTTTACATTTGTAAGTTGCTTTGATTTATTTCTTCCAGTAGTTTCGGCATCATACGATAGTTTTATTTCTGTATTTATATTTGTTTCTATTGATTCAACTGTTTTTCCCACAATATCATTTTTATTAATTTGTTTTCTTATAATTGAATTGATAACTTTAATCTTATTTATGTCATTTTGAGCATTTTCAGCTAATTCATCTAGATATTCTGGTGTTATCTTGTCGGACGGTGATTTGCCGTCTGATAAATATGCAGAATATTTTTGGTTAGATGAATCATATGCATTCATTGCTGAAGATAACCATTTTTGAGATAATTCTTCTGTAGATGTTATAATAACAGTATCATCGTCTGCTTTAGTTGATATTATAACTTCAAAATCTTGTTCTTCATTTTGTTTATTTATTGTATCTGACATATTTCACCGTCCTTTTTAATCAAAATTTATAGCACTTGAACATATTGGTGCAGAAGAGTAATCTACTTCAACTGGTTTATTAATAATACTTCCTCTTCTTAATTGTGCTAAATACCAACACAAAAGTCCAAAAGTAAATGCTCTATCATCATGCATAGTATTTCTTTTATCTGGTGGAAAATCATATTTAACGTTTCCAGCATTTGTATATTTACACATTGTTATTATTTCAGTCTTCATCAAATCAATTTGTGATAAGGCTATCTGCTCATCAAACGATAAATCATATCTGATTTCGTTACCATCGTCATCAATATTTATAATATAATCTTTACCATCAAAGTCAGCAGGGAAAGTTACTACACCTAGCTTAACCATTTTTTCTGTAGCTTCAAATATTTCGTTCCTATGTGCTTTCGGATCAACTAATTTCATAATGTCAATCGCGTCTGGGAAAGCATGAATAGCCGATTCGTTTGCTTTATGTAGTTTGTCAATAATTCCTTTATGCTCTTGACCATCTTTACCTATCCATTTATCTAACATATAATCCGATACACCACCAACCATTTGACCACCAGCACCAGAATCACAGATTACCACTTTAATATTTTCATAATCTAATTTACCTTTTTCGTTGGCATTATAATCAATTAATAAATCTTGAAATTTTTTTACTTGGTCTGGTAGTCTCATTGGTGTTTTCTTTTTTGTAGAAATGTCAACTAAGCTAACACAATTATGTAAATCCATACACCAACCTTTTTCTTCATCTTCCCTAAACTCTGCTATACCAATAATACTATTATCATTTAATCTAGCACTATCCCAAGCTATTCCAAATATTCTGTTCCCAGTATCATTACTCAGTAATGGTGGTCTACGTTTTGTATATTGCATAATATCACGTCTAGTTAAAATTTGACCTTCGTGAGAATCTGCGCTGAATTTGTTATATAATTCTCTTAATGCTTTTTCCCTGTTATCTCCCATAGCTTTATCAACTTTATCTTGTGAAATAAGCGGTGGATATACTTCACCATTAAATTTTGCTTTCATCACTAAATCAATATTGTAATTACAAACAAAGTATTTTTGGTCGCCCATAATCATGCGTTCAGAAAAATATTTAAACTTCTTATAAAATTCAGAAGATGTATCACTTGCTGAAGAAGCATATAATAATTGTCTTGGCATACCTTTTGGCTCAAGCATAACATCAATATTTCCACCTAATTTAAAGTTTTCATCTTGGTTAACAAAGTTTTCTGCTTGAACAAATAATTCATCTGAAAACCAACCAGCTTCATCAAATCCAACTAAATTTGCTCTTTTACCTTTAATATTTGTTATATCACTATTTAATGTATTAATTTCTGAGCCATTAAAAAGAGTACAAGTAAAAGATGCAGGGTTATGTATAAATCCATCAGAAGTAGCACCATTTTTTTTTAGCTCATTGAAGAATATATCAGTGCTACCAGTAAACGATTCAATTTCATTTTTAGCTATTTTTTCTACCTTTTTATAAACTTCTTTTGCTTGATCACCAGTGTTTCCAAGAAAATAAGATACATGAAAAGGAAACAACATACTACGCAACATTGTATAAATGGCAAGTTCTGTCGTATTATGTGTTACTGTATTTTTTTCCCCGCATAAGTATAATTTTCTTGGATTATCTACTGAAATACACTTGGTTGGAACTGTGATTGTTGGAATTATTTTAGTAATCAACTTCTTGCCTTTATATTCAACATTTGGAACAAATAACTGGTAATTATTAATGTTATTAAATATCCAATCAGTAGACTGAGTAAAATAACCAGAAAAGAAGCTATTACACATAGTAAAACCAACGTCCCATAAATGATCTTCATCAACTATCAATTCTTCTCCATCTTCGAAAAATATTTTATAACAAGGCTTATAGTGAATATTTGATACAAATGTGACAACAGTAGGAGTGTTTTCAACAGATAATAAAATATCACCGACTTTTACATCTTTAACATATATGTATCCATTTGGAGTAACCAATTTTGTATCTAAACTATGACCTTTACCAGCATTTCTGGACTTCAACCACAACACGAAATCCTTAGTCCATGAATTATATATTGAATATTTTTGCATATCCAACAATTCAATGCCCATAAATCTACTTGAAAATTCAATTGGATATGATCTTCCCCATTGAATAACTCGTGAATATTTATCATAAGTTTCAAGTTTTCTTTGTGATATTTCTTTTTGAGATGGTTTATTTATAATAGTAATAGCCATTATTTTTCACCATCCAATTCTATTTTGAGCTTTTTATTTTCTATTTTTAACAATCTTATTTCTTCTTCTAATTTCATTATTTTAGTTTGATAGTCATCAATCATTTCTGATTGAGTAGCAACCATTCTTGCAAAATCGTCAGAAGTATAATTTAATTCATCAAATAATGCTCTTGCATTATCTTTTGAAATTTCTTGATATGAATTTGATAATTTAATATCAACAATATTAACTTTTATTTCTTCAAATCCATTTTCACTCATTTCCTTCATAATATTTGTAAGTGTATTACTACCCTTACTTCCCTTACCACTTGACTTTGCAGATATACCATTTTCATTAGCAGAAGAATTAATAGTTCTGGATAATTTATCTTTAATATCCGTAAGTGATTTGATTAATGAATTATCAGGTATTTTCTGCTTAAATTCACTATTAATAAGCCTATCAACATTTTCCAACTGAAAAGCGGTTTTAACTAAAGCAATAACACATTGTAATTTATGAGGATCTTCAATAACATCATCAGTTAGATAATCAGCTAATGTATTAAATAAAAATTTTCTATTTGACTCTGTATAATTTTCATCATCAAAGCAGTCATATCCAACGGTTTGAAGAACATATTGTTTATTCTTTCTATCTGATGCATTCCAATGAACCTCTTCCTCGGAATCATTTAATTCAATTTCATTTGCCTTTTCTTTTAATTCATTGACTAAATACGTTGTAAAGTTTTTTGCTTTATACTGAGTGCCATTTAAAAGTTTACTATAATTACCATATGAAAAATTAGCATTGTCTTTTACTTTTTCATATAATTCTTCAGAAAAATATACATCTAAATAGTGACAAAGTATGATAAGTGCCATTTTTTCATCTTTGTATTTAATCTTCATGTCTTCATATAATTCATTAGTACAGTCACAGCACAAATTTGTATATAATTCATTAGCTGTAAACAAAGGACTAGTTTTAGACATAAAGAAAAAACCTTTAGGATCATCTTTAGTTTTACCACACCTAGTACATTTATATTGAGGAGCAGCATTACTATTAGTCTTTACTGTGCGTTTACTATTTGGTGATCTAGTTTTTGTATTAGCCGTAGTATTCAGCCCCTTTCATTAATTTTAAATTAAGTAGAAGAGTAGTAATTCCACTTTTAAAAAGCTGTATCCGATGAAAGACACAGCCCTAATTTTCAAATAAAACTCTTAGTTGATGTGGTTTAATATAATTGATTAAAAATCTTCTACATCAAAAACCATAACATCACAATGTCTATTGTTTCCGTTATAGGCATCTTCTCTTACTTCACATTCAGCAAAAATGAATCCATCGCAATCATAGTATTCTGCATTTTTATTAATAGCTGGTTCAATAAATACTTCACCGTCATCTAAAATAGTAATTCTATATTCGTCAATTTCATCATTGTACAATTGAAAATCAATACAACTTAATTCAAATTCAAAATCATTGACAGTAGTTTGACAAATAACCTTGATTAATTCTTCTATTAGATCTTTATC